TGTGGGTGCTGGGCAAATACTGAGAAATTTAGAGGTGACAGTATGACATATCCAAATGGAAATATAATATTTAATGCTAATACTGGGTCAGATACACAATCCAGTGGATTAGGGCCAGTCGTTCCTGTTTATGGCTCTTCTGGGCAAACTACAAATGGCTCTCCAATTGTTACGGGAATCGAAACCACGGGCGTAACTGCTGGGGACTTGCTATGGATTCAAACGTCTAGCGGTATACAATATTCAATAATAGCTAGTGTAGATAGTTCTAGTCAGGTAACTTGTGATGATAATTTCGCAGTAGATGAAACCGGTTTAACTTGGGCAATTGGAGGAAAGCGGGCAACCTTAGATCATGTTGATTCTAGAAAAATATTTGATCTGCTTGGGTTTTTTACCGTAATAGAGCTAGAAACAGATCAAGTTTTAACATCAACAATATCTGCAACTGGGGCAAATAGCAACACATGTATAATTAGAATTAAAGGTAATAATTATACAATTAAATCTAATGGAAACTTTGGCGTATTAAGTGCTGCTCAGGGTAAAACAATTAGCTTTTATAATGTTAAGTTCGACTGTGTGGCTAGCAATACTGCCACAGCAGTCACCGGAGGGAATCTTAATCTTTTTTATTGTCAATTTGGCGAACGTGGAAGTGTTACTAATTTTAATAATGCTGTGGCATCTATGAGCTATGGTTCATATACATATGTTTATAGATCAAAAATGTATGGTTTAGGGGCTACTACTGGGCGTGCTGGATTTTCAAATTATTACGCATCTGGCACTGTTGCTTTTATTGAATGTGGTATATATGATTTTGAATATGCTACGTATAGCAACTTTAATTCATGCTTTATACAAGATTCAATAGTTAGTGATTGTGGTTACGGGATGAGATCTAATGCTTATATCGGATTTTGCTCTGGGACTGTTTTTTACAATATAACAAATGATGCTTGGTATATGCAAAATCCGTCTGCTGTAATAGTCGGGCCTCAGTGGTTTTTAAGTAAGGCAGATACCGCTATCTCTATGGTATTTGAAGATAATATTTTTGTTAACGTCGGCGGATACTTATTTAACAATAATACAGTATATCCAGCTTCTTATTTTGAGGTGACTACAGATATACCAAAGTCATATCAATATAATTGTCCAAATAATAATATTGGTTTAGAGACAGATGTTATAACGCTTACTGCTGACCCGTTTGTTGATGCAGGAAATGGCGACTTCAATTTAAATAATGTAGCAGGAGGGGGTGCTGTTTTAAGGGCGGCACAATTTACACTATGACAACCTTTTATACCTTTAACACGCTTGTAGATACAGACCAAGGGGCAGGAACAGACCTTCGCCCATTTGGACAGTTCTATGCTCCTACATCTGTCGCCACACAATGTTATAACGCCCTTTTCGGTAAGGGGCATTATGATGGGCCTGATAAAAATCTTGCTGCTAATTTTGAGATGCAGGATAATGATAACACAACCTTGGTGAGAGACAGCAGCGGAAACGGAAGGAATGGATACTTTAAAGATCGCTTCGGCACGCTTGGTGGGGAGTATTCGTTTGGGACAACTTCTGACCTTTCCTATGAAGATGGGCCTAAAGGATATTTGCCTAGATCTTTACACATTCCGGGTATGGACAGCGGCTATGATCCGGGAGAAATAGCGTTCGGTGTTAATACCTCCACTAAAATAGACTGGGCTGACATTCCAGAGTCGCAAGGTATAACACTTATTGGATGGACTAACATGGGTCCAAGTTTTCGTTCTTTGCAAATGTTTAGAAGGCTTGCTCACTCCAACCCTTTAGCACCTTCTGATTATTATTTTGGAATTCATAGTCAAAACAATGCTGGTTGGACTGCTTTCACGGGTAGCACCGGCGACTACACTGGTAACAGTTTAACTGTTACTCCAAACACTGGTGTAGATAGACTACAGCCCGAAACGTGGTATCATGGTGCTTATGTTATTAAGGATCTTAACAGAAAAATATATCAAGATGGCGTTTTAAAGGCGGAAAGACCGGATGGGGCGACGGTAGTATATGGTATTAACGCCGGTTTTTATATTGGTGGAGGTGGCTATCTTGCTGGTGTCTCTATGTTTAGTCGCGAATTGTCGTCGGATGAAATTTCAGAAGCCTATTCCGGCCCAGAACCATACGCACAAGTAATGCCCACAATATCAGGCACGCCCGCTGTGGGAAGTTTCATTACAATCAACGCCGGAACGTGGAACTCGCAATCCAACGGGGCGATAAGATATACATATAAAATGTATAGTTACAGCGATACGGCTGGCTCAGATGAGAGATTAGAAAAAGAAATTACTACGTTTTTAACCTCGCAGAAAATATTAATAAATAATTCTAGCCTTTCTGGAAGATATTTAAGATTTGCGATTTCTGCCGAAAATGATGGCGGAACTGACCCGCTTGAAGTTTATGAAACATCTTATACTGCGGCTGTTACTGCTGGTAGTGAGATAGATTATATTAGCTACAACGCTTTGTTTGGTAAGGGGAAGCATATTTACGATAGTGCTTTGCTTGCGTATTACAGGTTGAACGATAACGATGATACGGATGTTGTTAAAGATTCTAGCAGAAATGGTTGGAACGGAACGCTTATAAATCTAGCTGGATCTGCTGCAACCCAAGACATATCTACCCCCGGCATTAAAAGCTGGGATACCAAAGCTATGGATTTTAGTTCATTAAATTACGGTATAGACATAGTTGGTCTAAATCATTATCTACCGACTGGTTCCTGTACTATCTTGAGCCGGTCTCAATCTGACTGGCATACGAGTAGTAGAAAAATATTTTCAAATTCAGGGAATAACGGTGCTTTAGGTATGGGTTTAGGTGGTTATGCTGCTGGGACAGGTGGCTCTAATTTTGCTTTCGGTGTAGCAGAAACCGTTTCTGGTCCTTCTGCGGGCGTTGTTTCTAGCTATTTTACTAGACCTGACACGGAATGGCATGATGTAGCGGGTGTTTTTCGTGCTGGTTTATCTGTTGAAATATGGATTGATGGATCTTTAGATAACTCAATATCAACAAGTCTTACTTCGCAGGCGAATACGACTCAGGCCGAGGCTTCTATTTCTTTTGGCGGACAGCATAACGCCTCTAATACAACTTGGGATGGCTCTATTTCAGATGTGGCAATATTTGATAGAGATTTAAGCTCTAACGAAATTCCAGAATATAGTTCCGGTCCAGAACCAGTTAACGTTGTGCCAGCATCTATTTCGGGCGACTTTAGGGTTGGCTATACGCTTTCCATTTCCTCTGGCGTGTGGGACTCTCAAAACAACGGAACCATGACTAAAACTTACCAATGGTATCGTGCAGATGATATCAATGGAACAAACTTAACAGCAATCGTTGGAGAAACTTCTTCAACATATACTTTAACAATAAGTGATTATAAAAAATATCTTACTGTAAAGGAAAGATCCAGCAATGATGGTGGCTATGACGAGCTTGAAGACACGTTTGCAATTTACACTCCACAGATAGCTTTACGTGGTGGAATGTTGATGTTAAAAGCTGGATAAATTATACTTAAAGCAAATACTTTTATGTGTATAAATAAATAACAGATACCACTGGAGATTTTAAAAATGGCAGAACTCATAATAAATGTTAATAACCAATCTACTTATGAAGATGGAGACATTCTTTGTGCTTTTACTGATAAGCAGGTTTTGGGTACTCATGCCCAACAAATCTGTCATTATCAGCATCATGGATTTACTAATGATGGCTTACGTCCAGACGGCAAAGCAAAACAATTTCTTGATTGTATTTACCAATATAGATTTGAAAGATTAAATCACACACAGGTTAAGAGAATTGAAACGGACCATCTTGGCAATGTTTTGGCAGAAGAAATTTTTGGCGAAGAGAGTATGAATGTTGACCAGTTTGTTCGACGTAGACTAAAACACGCCAAGCATAGAATCTTTGGTACTACAAGAGCGGAAATTTGGCACGGTGGAAAGAGCGATTTTTCACAAGAGGCGATTGACCAAGCGTGGGTTATCGTTCAAAACGGCTGTGATTGCCGAAACACTCCGGGCGAATGTCCATGCTGCGGGCAGGATCACACGCTTTGGCCTATGGGCAGATTAGATGTTCGTCATTTTCTCTGCACGCAGATTGAAAACTTTTCCGACGTAGAGCAGCAGGCACTTGTTTCGGACTTTAGTGCCACGTTTGAGCCGGGCGACCCAATCACCGATCCAGATGGAACCACCATATTCCCAACTTTCAGCGATGAAGGTATTTGGCAGCATCCAACCGGCGGTTGGACATATACAAAAGATCCAGAAACCGAAATTGTATCTGTTACTTTCAAGAAAAGAAACATGAAGGTTTCCGACTGGAGAACCTCTACCTTGGAAACAATCGGAAAAACCGAGCAAGAAGTTATCGACAAAACAGTTCTTGTTGGCAGAGAAAAACAGTGCAACTGTGAAAATGCACCTTGGTTGCGTGATAGTGACATTACCTACAAAGTATTAGACCATCTTCCTTTTAATGATCCTTCCTTACTGCTTAACAAAAGAGATAATCGTCCCGGCGAAAGGATAATTTAATGGCAACCGTCACAAAATCTATCGGAACTTCTAGTCGCGATTATTCTACGATCACGGCGTGGGAAGCAGACTTAGACGACACTAACATATATACTAGCGGTGATGATGCTGTTGGCGAGTGCTATAATGATAGCACTTTCGTAGAGGGATCTATTATAGACGGAGGATCAACAGTTGGCCTGAATTCAATCTTACTCATCCCAGCAACGAGCGAACGTCACGATGGCACTGCTGACACAGGCGTTAAAATACAAACCCTTTCCTATGGTGGTGGTAATGATAGGTGTATTTTGGGTTCAACAACACCAACACTAGAGTTGAGGTATATAGAAATAGAGCGAAACGTAAATGCAGAACAAGCATTGGTTACTATCGGTAATAATAATGTTTTTAATGCTGGCATAATACGGACATCCACTGGGGCAGCAAATAGAGATATGGTAGGTATGGGATTTGGTACCGGCTATTTATACAACTCTATACTATACGGCGTTACTGGAAAAGGTGTTAATACGCAATGTTTGTATGGTGCGACCCCAGAGATTATTAACAATACAATCATTGCTCAATCTTCATATTGTTTATACGCTCGCGACAAAGTTAATGGTCAAGCCAACGCAAAGATTAAAAACAATATACTGATAGCGAATGGTACAAGTGTTGCTGTTGACCCCGGAGGAACTACACCAACATCATTTCCTGACTATGCAAATAATATAACTAACTACTCCAGTTTTCCAAACGGACTAGCTAACCTGTCAGATCATATTACAGATATAGATGAAACTCAGCAGTTTGTTTCTACTGTTTCTGGATCTGAGGATTATCATTTAGCTTCTACTTCTGATGCTATTGGGGCTGGCGAAGATATTGTGGCTACAAGGTCTTCTACTATTAATTCCTACTACCTAGAAAACACGCAGTATGACATTGATGGTGTTGATCGCGATGCCCGTGGTGCTGCGTGGGATATTGGGGCCGATCAAGCGGTAGCTACTGTCGTCAAAACTATTGGCACTTCTTCTAGAGATTACAGCACTATTATTGCTTGGGAAGCGGCACTCGATGACCCAATATATCAGACCGGCGATGATGCGGTTGGTGAGTGTTATGATGATAGTGATTTTTCTGGAATTATGACGATAGACGGTGGAAGCTCTTTATCTTCTAAAACATTAAGACCAGCAGTTAATGAGGGTCATGACGGAACATCTGGAACCGGAGTGGAGATATTCAATGGTACCATAAGTGTGAATACCAATGAAGTATATGTTAATCAAATAGAAATCAATACTTCCACATATAATACATTTGTGCCACATTTAAGAACCGCAGGAAATGCTACTGGCGTGGGTCTAGTTGCTACGAGAATGTTGGTTCATGGGAATGGCCTAAGTAATGCTGGTGCAGCGGTTGGCGAGTCTACAAGAAGATTAGAGTTATATAACTCAATTGTTTATGATTGCGATGCTGTTGGTGTTAGTCTTAACGTTTTTGGCAGATATGCTAGAGTTGAAAATGTAACTATTTATGGATGTGATAGTGCTGGTTTAAGTGCTACTGATGATGCAGACCTTAATCTTCGTAATATTATATCTACCGGAAATACCGGCGACGATTTTAACAATACGTATTCGCTCGGAACAGTAAACAATAATCTTTCCTCGGATTCTACCGCTTCCGGCACCGGGTCTCTTGTCAACAAGTCGGCTACTAATCAATTTATTAGTATAGTCGCTGGTGCGGAAGATTTGCATTTAAAATCTGGTTCCGATGCTATCGGTGCAGGTGCTGATTTGGGCACTTCTATAGAAGGGGTTCAATACGACATTGATGGTGTTGATCGTGATGCTCGTGGTTTGGCATGGGATATTGGGGCCGATCAAGCGGTAGCCACTGTTGTCAAAACCATTGGGTCTGCGTCTCGTGATTACAGTACGTTTGTGGCTTGGGAAGCTGATCTTGATAGCGATATTTATCAAACAGACGACGATGCTGTTGGAGAGGTGTATAATGATAGTGATTTTACCGTATCTTCTACGACAGTAATAGATACTTCTAGCGGCTTATCTTCAATAACTATAACTACGCCGCTTAGTGAGCGTCATGATGGCACTGCTGGAACTGGGGCGAAACTAACCAATACTGGGGTAAATCACGCTAACGTAACATTTTTTCAATTTGCAGATCCAAATATAAGATTTGAATATATGGAGTTTGAATTTGACGACTACTATGGTTACGATGGTTTAGGTCTTTGGACTAGGATTGGTCACAATGTCACAAACATAGATATTAATGGTTGCTTATTTCATTCGCTAGAAAATGGATCTGTATCTCCAGCTGGGGGTATTTATATAAATAGTAATACTCCAGACGTTAGGGTACATAACAATGTTTTTATTACTATGGGTTATTGCATAAGATCGTCTTATGGTGGAAATTCGTATTTCTATAATAATACTGGTTATGGTTCTAGTATTACGAATAGATCAATAGTTGGAATAGACTATGTTAATTTTTCTACTAACGTAGATATTCGCTCTAATATCATGGCTAACTTCCCAATAGACATAGATACTGGCTGGACAATTTCGCCCACAACTAATGCCACAAGTGATAGCTCTGGTCAAATAACCGGCATTACTCCTTCCGATCATTTTGTTTCGACGGTAGCTGGCTCGGAAGATTTACATCTGCTCGAAACATCTTCTTTAATCGGGTCTGGTCAGATTCTTTCTTCTGAGTACTCTATTGATATCAACGGTAGTAATCGTGCTGCCTTTACTGGAACCGCTTGGGACATTGGTGCTCATCAATACGCCCTCACTGCCAGTATCGGAACGTCCTCTCGTGACTACAGCACCATTACGGCTTGGGAGGCTGACCTAGATAACACCGCTAAATATGGCAATGGTTCAAATGCTGTTGGTGAATGTTATAATGATAGTACGTTTGCCGCAGTAGGCACCATAGACGGCGGGGGAACTGTTGGTTTAAACTCTGTCAAATTGACGGTTGCTACTGGCGAACATCATGACGGAACGGCTGGAACTGGTGCAAAGATAGTATCCCAAGCAAATTATCAAGGTGTTTCTGGTGGAAATACGCTACCCGTTCATGTGTCTTTATTAGAAGTTGATTACAATTCTTTTAGGGTGGCAGCGTTTAGCGGAAATGGTGGTTCTGGCGTAAATCAATATAGCAGACTGTTATTATATAACGGGGGTATGTACAATAATCTGTTTTATTTTGATTATTATGCTATGAATATATTTAATAATACAATATATAACTTTTCACACGTCACTGGGGCCTATGCCATCAGAACTACTTCAAACTCTACGGCTTACGTTTTTAATAATACTGTGCATGATCTTAGGGGTAACACGAATGGATATTATTTACGATCCGGTGGAGTTAATTGCAAAAACTGTATAGCGTCTAGCGTTGAAGGGTCTGGCTTCGTTTATGTTGGTACGCCAATAACTAGCAACAATCTATCATCAGATGCAACAGCCGATGACGGGGTTGGAACTGGTCATATAATAAATGTTGATCCTGTTAAACAATTCATAAGCACTACTCCGGGAAGCGAAGATTTACATCTAGTTATGGGTTCGGATGCACTAAATGTTGGTGCAGATCTTGGAAATACGCCAGAGGGAGTTCAATACGATATAGACGGATACGATAGAACCGCAAGCATTACTTGGGATATTGGTGCAGATGAAGCTCACGAAATCGACGGAGAGTTTGGATACAAAGGTTTCTTGAGTTACCTAAATAGAACCACCCTTCGGGCTGGATAATTTATTTTATAATTACGACCCCAAAACATAAAAATTTGGGTATAACTATTTAGAATAAAGAAAATTTTATCGCTACCCTGTATAGCCTAGAGAGAAAAAAATGACATGTTCGGAAGAAGAACTACATTATAATGATGTTGGAACTGTGTTTTTAGTAACCATGAACGATTGTGTTTCTGGGACTTCTACCGTTCTAGACATATCGTCGGCTTCTTCTTTACAGCTTATTTTTAAATCTCCTTCTGGAGTTTCATCAACAAAAAATGCGGTTCTGGATTCAGATGGAACTGATGGAAAAATGAAGTATACCAGCGTAGGGGGAGATCTAAACGAAATAGGAACTTGGAGAATTCAGGCAAAAGTAGAAATTGGCGGTGGAGTTTTTAGATCAAATGTAGATACGTTCAAAGTATACGAAAACCTATAGGGTAATAATATGTCGTGGCAAGTAGATATGGTTTTAATGTTTAGGTCGGTGATAGGCGACTTAGATGGAACAAAGTATACAGACGAAAGATTAAAACAGGTTTTGGTTGTTGGGGCGTACAACGTGCAAAACGATGCAGATTTTCCGAATACCTATACAGTCAACGTGGGCGGCGTTTCTATTTCGCCAGATCCTATAATTCAAAAGGATACAGATTTCGCAATACTGACGGTTTATAAGAGCGCCTGTATACTAATAGGAAGCGAAGCAAAAACAGAATCCGCGAACGCTATCTCTATTAAAGATGGTCCATCAGCAATTGACCTTAGAGGTGTGAGTAATAGTCTTATGTTATTGCACAAAGATATTTGCTCTAAGTATGAAGAAATATTAAACAAATACAGATACGAGTCTGGCAACGGTGATGGAACCTCTGTTGGCGCTGCCATTCTTAGTCCATACAGTCCCGGTGGATGGGGTGTAAGTCAAAACCGTTATGATATCGGCGGATACTTTAATTAAAATTTTGGAGAAAAAATAAATGACTACGCAAAAGATAGTTTCTGGTAACGGTTTTAACGAGGGTGGTGCCGTTATAAGCAGTACTGGTTCTGGCGTTTTTGCCTCACTTTCAAGCGATGCGCTGGTAAGGTCGAACCTTCCTCAAGACTATAGTATGTACGGCATTGTTGAGCACGCCGTTATTTCGGCTGGTGCGGTAACACAGCTCTTACGTGCAGGAGTGCCCGGACGACAAATCGAAGTAATGAGCTACGCTTTTGTTTGCGACGATACCACCTTGGTTACATTTAAATCTGGCACCACCGCTATATCTGGAAGTTTTGCTATTGCTACGAATGGTGGTATTTCATCACCAGCAACAGATAATGAAGCTATTATGACTACTGCTATTGGTGAGGACCTTAATATTACTAATACCGTTGGAAATATTGCTGGACATATAACATATAGGATTGTCTAATGGCGATTAATATCCCAAGTAGTGTTTTTAATACTTATAACGAAGCGGTTTTGTTGTTTACAAGAACCGCTAAGTTAGTATATCCAGAGAAAAAAGAAGCCTGTCCTAATTGTTATCTTGATACTATGGGTACAAGAACTAGGTCTGTCAGCAAGTATAAAACTGGTGGACCAATTCCTTTTGAGAGAGGTATGCCTTGTCCTTATTGTGGAGGCAAGGGTTATAAAGCAATAGAGGCTACTGACGAAATTACTCTTAGGATTTATTGGGATAGAAGGTCTTTTGTTAAGGTTGCTGAGAATATAGATATTCCTAATGGCGCTATTCAAACAATAGCTTATATGGCAGACCTTGACAAAATAAACAAGTGTAAGTATTTAATTCCTATATATGACGGAATAGAGAATTATGACACTGGTAGATTTGAGAAAAATGGCCCATCGTACCCGCAGGGCTTTAAGCAGAACGATACCAAGTATGTTGTTACATTCTGGAATAGAGCCAATCAATGAAATTAGTCAAAAGCAATAAACAAATAGAAAAGCTTATGGTTGAGGCGCTCGCCAGAGAGGGGCGTTATGCCCTGAAGAACGCCTCCAGAAGAATCAAGACACGGGTTAAAAATATTGTTTATGACGCTATCAATGATTGTCCTGAAATGACAGAACTTTCTGACTACAACGGTAAATTAAGACTAGACTTTGGCTTAACTAGCGATCCGACCCCAGCTATAATTAAGGGCATAGTTGATTCTGTCTTTGTTGAAGTTAGAAAAATTATTCCCTCTGGCGGTAAGCTTAAAGGTGGTATAACTATAGGTATTCAGCCAGTAGGAGCCGCAAATCTATTTAGCCTGTCTGAAGCTGTGCAGGAGATAGAGGCCGGAGGATATATACCTTGGTTGCGATGGCTTCTTTTTGAGGGTGATAGGGTAATAATTCAAGACTATGGTGTTGAATATAAACTAGGGGCTGGTAGAACTGGTGGAGCTAGAATGATCGAGGAAGCTCCCCCGTTTAGAGTTGATCCACGATACTCTGGTACCATAGAGTCAAATTTTATAACAAGGGCGCTTTATCCCTTCATACCTGCTATAAATCAAACAATTAGACAGGAGTTGACAAGATGACAGGTGGACCGCATACAAAACTTAGCAGTATAAGCAATGCCCAAGACGCAACACTTTCTAATATATTGTTAGACAACTTTATATCATTTTATGATTGGGGACTTTTGGATAAAGGTTCTTTTTACAACATAAGAATTCCTCAGTCTGGCATTTATGGCGGTGATAGACATATACTCAGATCGGTACAAGATCCAAATTATTCAAACGGATCGGTTTGGGAAGGTTATAGAAAAAATTGGGTTTGGGAAAGCGGAATTGATGGAACTACAGAACAGCCAATAAGTATATCTGGCGTATATGTAGATGGTGATTTTCTAGCTCTTGATGATGCAACCAATCCTTATTATATTGATTATCCAAATGGCAAAGTTATTTTTGAGTCTCCCCTCTCTACCTCTAGCGAGGTGAAATTAGAATATAGCCATAAATGGGTAGAAGTAGTTCCAGCCGAAGGTGTGCCTTGGTTTAGAAAAATACAACAGAGATCATTCAGAACTGAAGAAGATTTTCATGTTGCTTCTTCTGGTGGTTGGGCTTCTCTCGGTCAAACCAGAGTTCAGCTACCATGCATTGCTATAGAGGTCATTCCCCCTAGAAGACTGGAGGGGTATCAGCTTGGCGGAGGACAATGGGTAAATAATGAAGTTGTATTTAATATTGTTGCAGAAAACCATTGGGAGTGTGTAAATTTGATGGATACAATTGTTTACCAAAACGACAGAACGATTCATTTATATGAGCCTACTCAGGTTGCACTTTCGGGCGTTTCTCCATTCAATTATAGAAATGAATTGAGGGAGGGCGCAGTACCTAGTGGTCTTTATCCAAACTTGATAGAGAACTTCTATTATAGAAGGTGTTGGATAAATAATTCTAGCGCGCAGGAGATTACACAAATATCTCCAGATCTTTATATAGGTGCTGTGAGATGTTCAACCCAAGTAAAAGCCATATAATTTAAAATTTTGTGTATTATATAACAGATCTTTACCAGAGATTTTTTTAGGAGATAACAATGGCTACTCAGCAAAGAATATTTTATGCGTGTCAGGCTGTTGCTATTGCTGAACACGGTGCTGCCACCCTCAGCAATAATAACGTTGTACACGGTATGCAGAGCGTTGGTATGTCTAGTACCTTCTCTCTTGAGCAGGTTTTTGAGTTGGGTCAAATCGAAATTTATGAAAACATCGAGAATGTTGCCGACCTAGAGGTTACTATGGAAAAGGTAATCGACGGCTATAAATTGCTTTATGATCACGTTACTCAGGGTGCATGTAAAACCGACCTTGTTGCAGCTTCAAAAACCAGATCCGATATTTATGTCGCTGTTTTTGATGACGGTTTAAGTCAGGCAACAGGTATTCCAAGAAACGTTTGTTACAATTCTGGAACATATGTTAGTTCTGTTTCTTATAGCTACAGTGTTGACGGAAGTGCTACAGAGTCTGTTACTTGCGTCGGCAACGATAGATTCTGGAATGGTACAACTGCTGGCGTTATAGCTAACGCACCAGAAGATGTCTGGAATTCCAATATCGTTGGTACTGGCTCTGCGCCAATTGATGGCGACGACGCCCCAAAGTCGGGTGTTGTTAGAAGGGTTAATGTTGACGTTGAAGGTATGGATGCTGCTGGCGGACTTCCGCTAGAAGTTAAGTCTCAGGTTGGTGATGACCCAGTTGGTCTTGGCGGAAGTTTCCACCTCCAAAGTATTTCTGTTTCAACCGACTTTGGTCAAGAGTCGATTCAGGAATTGGGACGTTTTGGACCATACACAAGATACGCTAGTTTTCCAATTGAGGTTACTTGCGATTTTGAAGTTATGGCAACCAATGGCGATTTGGTAAACGTTTCTGGAAACGCTCCAAACCTACAAAACAGAACCATTATCATTAAAGATACTGCTGGAACTGTGATTAATCTTGGGGCTAAGAATAAGCTTTCGAGCGTTAGCTATTCTGGTGGCGACACTGGCGGCGGAAACGCGACTATTACTTACTCATATAGTAACTTTAATGAGATGACTGTAGATGGCGGATCTTTGTAAGATCTGTTTAAAATAAGATTAACGGAATTAGGATGGATCAGGTTAAGATTAATAAATTATTATACAGAATAATACAGGGTCGGTTGCGTATTCCGCGATTCGATCCTGTTCTGTATATATATGAACCCTCTACCGATATAATAGAAGAATCTTACGAGGTTTACAATCAGACCTATGAAGAGTCTTACTTTAGAGGACTATATATAAAAAAAGAACTTAAAGAAATACTTTTTGAAAATGATTTATGGTCTCCTCTAGATGATAAAGAGGCTGACAAAATTAAAGATCAGATTGATGATTTAAAAGTTGAAGCGTTTCAAAATTTCTTAGACCAAAAAAAGCTTTCTGGCATAAAGGCTAATATAAGATACATGGAAAGAACATATGAAAAAGTAAAGGGTAAATTCGTCCAATTGGACCACATATCTTGCGAGGGCGCAGCAGAGTTTGCTAGATCTATATGGGTTATATCTAAAACAATACTAGACAAAGATCGCAAACCTCAAAAAAACCCACAATACTCTCTTTATTCCTTGCTATCGTTTTACAATTCTAATTTAATACCAGCACAATATTTACGAGCTATTGCAAGGTCTGATTCTTTTAGGCCCATGTGGTCTTTAGCAAAAAAGGGCAATAACTTATTTGGCGATTACTCTTACTCCTTAACTAGAGATCAGTCTGCATTATGTAGTTTTTCCGCTATGTATGATAATGTTTATGAAAGTCCAGAGCGACCTTCGGAAAAGGTAATAAAGGATGATGATTGTTTAGACGGATGGTTTATACATGAAAATAGAAAGCATGAATCGGAAAAGAAAAAGAAACAGCTTGAGTCTATGATTAAAAATCCAAAAATAGCAAACTCTCAAGAGGTATTCTTAATGGCTCAAGATACAGATACGGCAAAAAATATTAATGATATGAATACCTCTCATGCAAAAAATATTGTTAAGTCAAGAAATGATCATATAGAAAGAGATGGAGTTGTAAAAACTACAGATTTTGCAGATGTCAAGCGAGATATATTGATGCAATCTAGACAAGAGTCAGTAAGGCATATAAAAGGAAGATAATATGGATAATGATTTTTTGAAAAGATCTCTAGACTATAAACAGGCTAGAGAAGATAGATATAAAGAGGTGGCTCACAACGAACTCTACCAAAAATCGGTAAAGAGAATACAGACAACCATGATTGGGTCTTTATCTACTCTTGAAGAATATTTTGGTTTTTTGTGGGGTTTTGGGCAGCCAGAACAAGAGATAACAGAAGAACAAAAATACATGAAGTCTGTTTATGAAAAGGCTAGATCAAAGATATTAGATAGAGGAAACGCTCAGATGGATTCTCTAGAGTCTGATTTTGTAAAATACGAAATAACAAGAAAGAAGTTTTATATCAAGTTACCCATCAATAAGTCAGGAGAAGAAAATGACGGATAAGAATGATAACATAGTAGTCGGACTGGACAACGACGGAAACGAAGTAAAGGTTCTGGTTAAGATCCCCGGAGCTTCTGAATTTAAAGAGTCTCAAGTGGCCTACAATAAGGCTTTTAGGGAAGCTCTTGATTCTGGAGCCTTACTCAGGCAAAGGCTTACAGAGTACATGACTAACCAAGGCTTGTGGGATGAAGATAAGCAAAAACAATACGACAAAAAAATGGATGAGATTTCCAGCATGGAAGACTCTCTAAAGGGTGGAGGTATTAGACTCTCAGAAGCTAAAGATATAGCTGTACAGCTAAGGGTTAAGCGTGCAGAGTTTAGAGACCTCATTGCGGAGAGAAACGCCTTAGATGCGGCTTCCGCAGAGGGTCAGGCCGACAACGCGAGATTCGCAGCACTTGTTCGTCTTTGTGCCTTAAATCCAGAAAACAACACTAGATATTTTCAAAACGAGAAAGATTATGAAGCTCAATCTACTCAGCCTTGGGTTGTTTCTGCTGCTGAAAAGTTGGGTAATCTTCTTTATGGTTTAGACCCAGAGTATGAAAACAATCTAGTAGAAAATAAATTTCTTAAAGAGTTTGATTTTGTTAATGATGATTTAGCCTTTGTTAATGAAGATGGTCACACTATTGATTCTGAGGGTAGGCTTACAAACGAAGAAGGTAGGTATGTGGCATATAAGAACGATGAAGACTATCAAAATCGAGAAAATGCTTACTATGTAAATAGAAATGGCGAAGAGGTTGTTGAGGTAGATGGTGAATGGGTTAAGGCTTCTATTGCTGAACGTAAACCATTTTTAGACGATTCTGACAAGCCAATCATCAAGGAAGAAGCGTCTGCAAAAGAACATTCTAAACCGGCTTCAAAAACTAGAAAGACCAAGGCTACAAAAAAGGACACTACTACAACTTAAATGTGTATAGGTCTTTATGAGTGGTAAGGGGGGAGACGCTCCCCCCTGTTTTCTAGACTGGAGAAAAGATGGCACAACAATTCAACTTAACGGCGCAGTTACAGCTTCAGGCACCTACCAACACAAACCAAGTAATTAATCAGATCCGTAAGCAGTTAAAGCCAATCGGTGTACAGGTTAAGATACAAAACGCAAAAAATCTATCTCAGGCTAATAGCGCATTAAGTTCTTTGAATAAAAACGCTCAAGCTTCTAAAAGATCTGTTAATGATTTAAATAGAACGCTTCAAGAGTCTGCTAGAAGATTTAGCGTTATTACGCTTGCTACTGGTAGTTTGCTAGCTTTAGCAAACGGTTTTAAAAATGCCGTGAGAGGTGCCGTTGATTTTGAAAGAGAGCTTATCAAGATTTCTCAAGTTACCGGTAGAACCACGGCTGGCCTTCAGGGGCTAACACAAGAGATAACTAGGTTATCTACATCTTTAGGTGCTTCGTCTTCCGAGTTGCTCGGTGTGGCTAAGATATTGTCTCAGGCGGGTTTTGCGGCGGCTGACACAAGAAGAGCTTTAGATATTTTGGCTAAGACTACTCTCGGTTCTACTTTTGATAATATTCAGCAAACCACAGAAGGTGCTATCGCCCTCTTGAGGCAGTTTAGCGTAGAGGCTCAAAGGTCTGGTGGCAATATTGCCTTTTTGGAGAAGAGTCTTGATGCCATTAACTCGGTTTCTAAGAGCTTTGCCGTCGAGTCTGGAGACCTTATTACCGCCATTCGTCGTGTTGGTGGTGTATTTTCTGCCGCTGGGGGTAGTGTTAACGAACTCATAGCTTTATTCACCAGCGTTCGCGCTACGACTCGTGAAAGTGCCGAAACTATCGCGACTGGTCTTCGTACCATTTTTACACGTATTCAAAGAACCGAGACTATAGATCAGCTTAAAAAGCTAAACATAGAATTATCAGACAGTAGTGGTAATTTTGTTGGAGCGTATAAAGCCGTTGAAAGACTATCTCAAGGGCTTGCCGGGCTAGATCCTAGAAGTGGTACGTTTAGCCAGATAGTTGAAGAGCTTGGTGGATTCCGTCAGGTTGGTAAGGTTATCCCGCTTATTCAACAGTTTGCCACGGCTCAAAACGCTCTTAACGTTGCTCAGAGTGCATCTGGTTCTGTTTCTCGTGATGCTATCAAGGCCCAACAGGGTCTTGGTGTTCAGATCGCAAAAGTTAGAGAGCAGTTTGACGCTCTAATTCGTAAATTTTCTGATACTGCTACTTTTAACACCATTGCTACTGGGGCATTGAGGCTTGCAGAAGCCTTTATTAAGATTGCAGACTCTATGGAGAGGTTGTTACCTCTGATAGCGGCTTTTACTTTTGCAAAGCTTGGCAAGGGTCTTGCTCCTGCGGTTGGTGGCGTTTTAGGTATTGGTAGAAGGGCGGCCTCTGGAGGCTCTGTTTCTAGATTTGCTAGTGGTGGACTTGTTCCCGGATCAGGAAATAGTGATACAGTTCCAGCCATGCTTACGCCGGGCGAATTTGTAATAAAGAAGAGTAGCGTTAATAGTATTGGTGTTGGAAATCTAGCCCGAATGAACAACAATAGATACGCTGATGGCGGTAAAGCCAAGGAAAAAATATCTAATCTTGGCCCGCTTGTCAAGTCAGCAATAGGTCAGAGAGGACTTACAAACATTCACGGATCGGACACTATTACCGTACCTATTAAAGATACAATTATTTCTGCTCAAATGGTTCAGAACCTTTCAAAGCGCAACGTGGACGCCGCAACACTTATTAAGAATCAGGGGAAGGGAGCGGGTGTCAGGAGAGGGCCATTGTGGGAGAGGGTTGCCTCCGCCATATTGCGTAGATCTTTACCTGATGGTAATAATAGTAGACCTTTAGATAGTAAAAATACAGACTATAAATACAAGCCAAAATCTACTGCAATTGTTGCAGCAGAAATAGCAAGAAAGAGACTGCAAGATTCTTTAGGTATTAATGGTGGATTTCAAACAGATAAACAGATTTTAACACAATACACTAAGCGTAGGGGCGAGAACAAAAATGCTCGCGCTGTTGAGATAGTTAGGCCGGGATGGAATATAAATAATTCTAATTCTTTTGCTAATAATGTTAAGAAAAGGGCTACAGGCGGTGGAATTTCTGGTTCTGATACGGTTCCAGCGCTTTTAACTCCCGGAGAGTTTGTTTTTAGCAAAAGTTCTGCACAGAGTATTGGTTATAGCAACCTAAACAGAATGAATAAGCATGGTGTTCGCGGCTATGCGAGCGGAGGTATTGTTCAAGGCTTCAACGAAGGTGGTCGAGCCTCGGCTGGCGGAACGCTTCAGGGTATTCAGGGTGTTGCTCAGGCTTCACAAAGTATGATATTTTTGGCAGGAGCAGTTTCGACTGTTGCAACACAATTTCTTGAGCTTGAGGATGCCCAATCAAAAACCGTCACTGAGGTTATTGGTCGCTATACTGTCCTTACTGCTGCGCTTGGAACATTTGTCGATATTCTTACTAGTACGCTCTTATTATTTCAACTTAATAAAAAATCAGAAAATGAAGAGACTATTGCAAACAAGGCGGCGGCTGCTAGCGAATATGATAAAATACGAGCAAACAAGGCTGGGGTAGCCTCTTCTGGCGCTAGTGCCGCTGGATCAGTCACTGGATCAGCTGCCGGATCAGCTGCCGGAACCGGACTTTTCGCGAGACTAGGGAATTTTTTCAAAGGTATAACAAAAGTAAGGCTTGGACTTTTGGGCCTTGCTACAACAATAGCTACTGTTGCTGGAACATTTATATATTTTGATTATTTAAAAACGCAATTACAAAACCTAGCCGATGCCGCCAAGAGCGCTGCCGACGCACAAAACCAAGAGTTTGAATCTGGAAAATCTACAACATCCGGTAGATCCAGCGCCATACAGCAGGCTGAAAGTATTGTAGACTTACAGGCAAAATCTGCCGAATCCACTATTTCATATATGCGTCAGGGGATCATAGGTGTACTGAGCACTGCTGGAACACTTGGCGGAGCAGCCTTGGCGGGTGGAGCAACATTTGGAGCTGGCTCGGTTGCGGGCGGCATTGGTGGAGGTGCTGCTGGTTACGCTGCTGGTAGCAAGCTTGCCGACTATCTGTTTGGCGAAAAAGAGCAGCAGATATTAAGACAGCGAGACCAAGCACTTGCTAGACAAATAACAGTATTAAACAATCTTTATGATTCTTATGAGTCCGTTATTAGCGCTAGTAACAGTCTTAAAGAACAGTTTAGTAATTTTGCTTCTCAGGGCTTACAAGGAGGAGCGTTAGCTTCGGCTAGAATAAGTGCTGTGGGCGAATCGGGATTAACGACCCTCGCAAGACAACAAGCCCAAAGCTCGTCTTTAATACTACAGCAATTCTTGGCTTCTTCAAATTTGTCTGATAGAGCTTTCGGACTTGATGACCTAGAGGCTGGAAAGATTGTAAGCGAGGGTGGATTCACCGAGCTTGATCAGCAGGGTTTTCAAAAGGCACAGCAAAATCTACAGCAAGCACTAGAGCAATTAAGTTTTGCCGTAAATGAAACACTTCAGACATTAGATATTGCCCAGAAAGATGCGTTCGCGCAAGGTCAAACAATATCTGGACAAAGAATTAGAGAATTGTTTAGTGGCATAGCTAAACCCACAACTGAATATGAACGAGCGCTAGTTCAAGCCAAGATAGCCCAAGTGGAAGAGTATAAAGCTAAAAAGGCCAACTTACAATTAGAACTGCTAGATGCTAAAATAAAACAAGAAAACCTGCAAGCAAAGGTTGATGAGGGTACGGCAACCAGAACAGAAATATCTCAATTAGAAATATATAATGGTCTTGTTTCCAACTTAAATTCTCAAATTTCAGTTCTTAGTCCGGGAATAGCACAATTAGCCAATAATACTGAGATAGCCAACAAGGTAGTAATAGCGGAGAATCGGTCAAGAATAGCTGCACTGCGAGCGCAACAGCAATATGCCGCTAAAGTAATACAAACAGCTAGAGTTATGCAGAGTTTTCAGGAAGAAATTCAAGGTCTAGACTTGCAGGGGCAGCTGTTTGATAATCTAAAAACCGCTAGGGGTGGGGGTTTAGTCAGGGGTAATGTTGTAAAACTTACTGAATCTGACATATCTAAAATAGCTAATCCGGCAAGGTTTGCGTCTGAATTAGCTAGGATCGTAGCTGGAGCACAAGATGCCCGTGTAACTAGTGCTGGCAGAGAAGCGTTACAAGTCGTGGAGATATTACAGAACGCGCAAAAATTTCTTTTAGGTAAGGAATTTACTGGTACAAATAATGAGGTAGACGCAAAAAATCTACTGATCCAGCTAGGAATAGACAAGCTGGTTTCTCCTGATCAGCTAAAGGCGCTAGTTGATGAAATAGTAAAGGTTGCCGCAGATGGTCTTGACCCACAAGAGTTTTCTCAGTTATTTGCTAAATTGTTTGAGGGTGCTCAACAGCAAGTTGATGGAGTAGTTAAAGCAGCAACCGAGAAGAGTGAAAAGTTTTTAGATAATTATAATAAATATCTTGACAACTTAATAGAAAAGCAAGACAGGGAAGTAAAAGCTAGAGAAAGGTTTGTTGATGCGCTAGATCAGTTTGACGACATTAGAAATCGACTAACTCAACAAGTTGCTAGAGATCGTGGTGTTGACATTGCGCCAGATATTGGTAGGTCTAGGTTTATTAGAGAGCAGGCCGAGGCCAGAGCAAATCTGAGAACTCGTGGACTAGACCCTAATTTTGCTGGAAATGTTCAGGCTCTAGGTGCGGCTAGAAGATTTCTTGAAAGCAGAAGAGACGATTTAACCGCAAAACTAAATCAGCAAAGAACGCAAGAGGAACAAAGAAAGACTGCCGAAGAATTAGCTAAAACTCAAATGAGACTTGATGGAGTTAATAAAGAGCTAGAAAGGCTTAGAACAAGCACGACTGGCATAGATATGCTGTTTAATGCTATGGATAGAAACTCTCAACTTATTGATAAAGAGAGATCTAAAAGAGAAACATTGCTAGGTGTACTAGAAGAGGCTGTAACCGGAGGAGCGGAAGGTAGGCAAAATCTTTACAGAAATCAGGCAATGGCTACTAGGGCAATTCAAACGGGAACACTTCAGGGCTTTGCGCCAGAAGATCAGAAACAAATTGTTACTTTTCTTAGAAGTCTTGGCGATGAAATACCAGTTGCTTTTGGGAAGAGCGGAAAACAGCTAGCAGACGAACTTATTGCTAGAGACGTGTTTAGAGACCCGTTCATCAATCCTGCGTTTAAGCAGGCTTTAGCCAGCACTATTACGTCTGAAGAAAAATTAATACAGGCCAATTTATCACTTGCAGAAAAAATAGATAAACTTGCAGATATTATGGTTGCTGCTAATAACCCCGCTATTGCTGGTGGCTTCTCTAAAGGTGGGGCGGTTTATCGTGCGACCGGTGGGGCGATAGGTTCTATATTCAAGCCTAAAGGTACTGACACTATTCCAGCCATGCTTTCTGAGGGAGAGTACGTTTTACGAAAGAGCGCCGTAGACAAATACGGAACCCAAACTCTTGACAACATGAACAAGGGAAAAGGTTTTGTTTCTGGGCCGGGCATGACCAAGGGTGGGGGCGGAAGCTCTCTTTCTCAATACTTTAACGAAGGTAGTGAAGGTCCGGTGACATTAAAAGATTTGCCGCCAGATCTTAGAGATTTCTTTTCAAAGAAGGGAATGTCTGGCGCAAAATTATTAGATAACTACTTGCGAGCACTAAATGATGAAAACGCACAAATTTATAGCGCTGCGGATAAAACGACGCAAGTGCAGAATGTTGCTGGATACGCCATGCCTGTTATTGGCAACTTATTAAACTCTGTTTTATTCAGTGCTAGATCTCTGACTGAGGGCGACCCAGCCGGAGACAAAATGTATGGAGCGATAGAGCAGTTTGCTTTTGGTCTGCTCGGAAGAGCTATCGGAAAAGCCACCGGAACAAAAGCTATGGGCGACACCCTTACTGCTGGACAGACTTTTAATAGAGGTTTGCTCGCCGGTGAACTTTTACAAAAAAGATTTATGGAGGCTTTAGCACAAGGCAATAGAGGTTCTTTGGAAACGGTTGCTGCTCCCGGAGGGAAACAAATAGTTCAGGGTCTTGGGGCAGGTATGGACGCTGCAAAGAAATTAATAGATGATGTTTCCGCAGGAGGTTTGAAGGCTATAAGTTCTAGGTTAAAAACTGGTGGTCCTAAATTTAAAGAAATAACAGATTCACAATATTTAAAACAGTACAAACCTGATATTTCTGCTCCCGCTTCAAAAATGATTGATGATTTCATAAATCACTTTAATAAGAACAGCTCTTACAATTCCAAAACTACTTCCGCACGCACGCTTGGATTTTATAACCGAGCAGATGGGGCTATGCAGATTTACCCAGAGGTGATAAAGAGAGGGGGCTATTCTTTAGAAGAGACTATTATGCATGAGAAGCTTCATGCAATTAGCCACCTAACTAGTTTGCTAACAGATGCCGGACACAAAATAACCCCAGACGCCCTTGGAGCTATTAGCAAGGGTATGAATGTTCCTGTTACAGGTGTCAGAAATATGGTTAGCTCCACAAGGTTTTCTGGTACTGCTGCAAGCACTACAAAACCTGAATTTGCGATGCTTAGATTTTTAGAAGAATACAAGGTCGCTCAAGGTCTTCGTGGTGCAGGAATTTCAAGACCCTTAATGGGAAGTTCTTTTAGTCGCGGTAAAGAGTTTAGCGAGTTGATGTTTGAATTATCAAAATCTAACCCGCAAGAATTTTCCCGTCTTCAGAAAATATTAACAAAGGAACTCGGTCAAAAGTTTTCAAAGAGCGATTTCTTCTCTAAGAAGGGTGCTGGTTTTGGCGACAAAGGTGTTGGAAGCTTTTTGAAATTTGCTCAGGGGGGCGGTTTAAATCCTGTTAAGCCTCAGCAAATAGATCAGGCTTTATACTCTCTAAAGGGTCTATCTAAAGGGGAGTCGATAGGTAGGGGATTGTCAGGAGCGAATACTCCTGAAGAAGTTGCAGCATATCTAAAATTGCTTGGTCCAAAGGCGACTGAGGCGGCAGATCTGGTTAAAAGCGGCGCTATTGGAAAGGAGGAAATATTAAGATTCTTGGGGCAGGGCGGGAAGGCAATTGTTGGTGCTGGCAAATCTGTGGGAAGGACTTTTGGCTCACCCATTAAAGATCTGGGTGCGGCGGGTGCTTACGGCGCGAGACAGTTGAAAACTGAATCTTCTGACATGCTTAAACTTTTCACTGACGAGAACCTTGCAAAAATGCTAGGTAGGGGCATTGCTCAATTCAACCAATCTAAAGGAGCGATTGGTGGAGGTATTCTTTCATCTGTAATGAAGCCAATATTAGATTCTGCTAGTGAGATAGCTATTGCTGGATTTATGAATGATGACGGAACCCTTAATCAAGAAAGATATAATGAGTATATGGAAGGCAAGCAGGCTTCTAGTATGCTAAATCTTGTTGGTGAAAATCCAAAGGTTAAGGCAAGGATTGAGGAGCTTAGAGAATTTGTTAGAAAAAATCCGGGCGTTATGTCTAGGGAGGGCAAGCAATTAACTCAACTAGGACAGAAGGAGGTTGTTGATCGCATATCTAAAACTGGTGGCATCTTTAGATACATAGAGCAGGGCGGATCTGCTGATCAATTTGGAGCGGGAATATTTGGAACGGGAATATTTGCTACTACTGAGGCGGCTTTCCTTGGGTTGTTTGAAAATATTTTGGGTTCTGATACTCAGATTATCGGAACTGAGTATGCGCCCAAAAGAGCTAAAGATCTTGATTTATCCAATATTCAAAACGATAATCAGGTGCGAAAAATACAGTCGCTCATGTCGATGTTTGGGGGCAACTCTTTAGATTCAAACACTTCTGGATATAGTGTTTCGGCAGCAGAAGAGGCGAATATATCTGATAGGCTTTTAGATTTGGTGATTTCTGAAGCCATTAATAATTCCGCGATGGAGGCCAACAAAAAACAAATGGAGTTACAAGCTCAGGCAATGTCTGCCGCCAGCGAAGCTGAAGAACAAAGAAACGCTCAACAAAAACTTATCTCCGACCGGACAGCATTAGACGCTAAGGACTGGACCAAAGAAGAATTACTTTCGTCTGAAAAAACGGATGCTTCTATCGCTTTCCAAAGATTCAAAACTTATTCTAAGCTTGGTGCCACGAAACAGAAAGCTTATGGTGGATATAAAAGCGGTATTGGTGATAGATTTTCTTATAGAGATAAAAACCTATACATACAGGACTATGAGATTTCTAAAAAGCCTTTGTTTGACGTTATAGCTAGAGTTCCAAAAAAATCACCCAATATATCTGACGAGCAGTTTTTTGAATTGCTTAACACATATAAAGGCGGGTCAACATATAAAGAAGCCTTGCGTGGGCTGAGTGAATTTACGATAAATGATATAATCGGTGATATTGCTGATTTATATTTAGATCCCGCAAGAAATATTCCTACCTCTGGTTTCCAAAGCGCCGCATTTGATGCTCTGTCTTATTGGGCGGGCGCAGGCGACAGCGAACCCAGAAAAAGAATTAATAAATTATTTTCGGGGTCTTACGGGTATCAAAGGTGGGGAAGTAGCTGGCCAAGAAGCGTTTTCAATGGATTATCTACGAATGACGCCGGTAACGGCTTAATGCACTTTATATCTTATTACGGCGATAAAGTTTCTTTAGAGTCAAATAATCTTCCCAGCAAGGCTAGAGATTTCGCGGCGTTTTTGTATAATAATAAGGGTAAAGGTAGCATACCTGAATCAGACAAGCATCCTTTATACTTTGCGCATGGCGGAAAGGTTCCACTATACTTAAACAAAGGGGGAGCCGGAGATAATGTTCCAGCAATGTTGACCGCTGGCGAATATGTCATGAACAAGCAGGCAGTTAGCAAGTATGGCATTGACACGATGGACAGGATGAACAAAGGGCAAATTTCTGCGTTTTCTCGTGGTGGGTCTGTTGGTAGTGGTGTCAGATATTACGCAAAGGGCGACTTTGTAGAAGGTCCAGATGGTTTAATCTATCGGCAGGCTGTAGATGATGATGAAAGGTTTAAAGACAGTCACGTTTACCACTTTGGTAAATACATGCGTGCGGGTCGTCCAGATCTGGCTGTGAGATACGCACTTAATTCAGGCTTATATGTGGGTGGCGTTACAAGAGATGTGTTTGAAAGGTATTTTAAGAATAGAAATCAAGATGTTCCGGCTGTTGCGCCTTTTGATCTCGGAGGACCACAGGGTGGCGGAGCACAAGGCGGTGGCGGAGGACAAGGCGGTGGCGGAGGACAAGGTGGTGGCGGAGGACAAGGTGGTGGCGGAGGACAAGGTGGTGGCGGCAACGGGGCTGCTAATCCGGCTATAGTTCAACTAAACCAAACTGTGACCGATTTAAAAACAACCGTACAGACTTTATCTACCAACGTTCAAACATTAGCAACTAGTTTTGGTCCTAATGGTGCAGCGGTTATGGAGTTTCAGAAATTTGCAAACGCTACAGATGTTCTAAGGCAAACCGTTGACAAACTGGTGCAGCCAACTGCTAATTTAAGCACTGGTTTACGACAGTTATCTACAGCTATAAAGGACGGACTATCTATAGAATTAGAAGTCGCTCCTATAGAAATCAAAGGAAATTTAACACTTGAGGGTAATGTTATAGATGGTCTCAGTAGGGGTGTGGGTGAATTCTTAATGAGAGAGGATGGACCACTATTCAAGGCTATTGATGCAGCCGTTTCTCGTAGATTTGATCAGGGGGCTGGTTGATATGGCAACGGTCACAAAAACTATTGGTACGGCCAGTCGTGATTATTCTACTATTACTCTTTGGGAAGCCGATTTGGGCGATACGCTAATATACTCATCTGGAGATGATATAGTTGGCGAGTGTTATAACGATACTGTTTTTCAGGGTAATTTCTCTTTAAACGAAACATCACTATCAAAAAACAGCGTAACATTAACTGTTGCCACAGGTGAGCGTCATGACGGCACGCTTGGAACCGGGGTAGAAGTTTATTGGGACAATATTGGCGGCGTTTTGCTGGGAGACCTTTCTGTAACCAGCCACGCCACGGTAGAATGGATCATTTTTGACACAGAGTACATTGCTACCACCCTAGATGCTGGTTATTGTTTTCGTGTTGATGTTTCTAATTATAGAATTTTAAATTGTATATTCAACAAAAAAAGAAGAAACAAAAGTATCGGTACGCCTAAAGGTATTTATGAATACCTTAACGGAGCACTGATAGCAAATAACATCATACAATATTGGGGAAGAACGTCTGGCGTTAGCTATACTCCGGTGGCTGGTTATGCAATCAGAAAAGAGCATAGTAACAACAACTCTCAATATTTTAATAATACGATTTGGGACAATTATTATGGTATTTCTGTTAGCGGTACCGCCAACACCGACGTTAGAAACAATATATCACAGGGAACCGCTTTAAGTGCTTATCACGGCATAATAACAACCGAAGATTACAATATCGCAGACGATACCACTACAACCGGAACTAATTCAATTAATAGCGTGTCTGCCTCTAGTCTGTTTGTGTCTACTGTTTTTGGCAGCGAGGATTTACATATAAAGGAGGGTTGCGCAGCTCAGGATGCTGGAGTTGATTTGGGTTCAAGTCCTGACGGCATACAGTACGATATTGACGGACTAGATAGAACCTTAATTGATTCTTGGGATATTGGCGCTGACGAGATAGGACTACCTATTTTTAATTTTAATTCTGCTACTTCTGCGGTCATATCTGCCTCTGTGACATACCCTAAAACCGCAAGACTATTTATTTCTGGTCCGCCCACTTATTATGAAAGCAAAAACCTATACACTGCTGGACCAATAGTTTTTAGCAACGATCAGGAAAATGAACCGTTGTTTGTTAGTGGGCCTAATCCCACGACAGTAAATATTAATACATTTACCGCCGGGCCATACCCTAGTAGCGGAATTTTTCCGGCGCGAATAATTAGTGGTGGGGAAACAAACGAGGGGACGACTCTATACGTACAGTCTCCTTTGAGCGATGGTGGTGGTGGAGATATTGTAGATGTTATTAATTCTCTTTATATAAAGGGAACCACTTATAATGTTGATACTAAAGATGTAATGTCTTTATATTTAGAGTCACCCATAAAGGCTGGCTATAATGATGACGCTTCGTTGTTTATTCAAACCAGATCTGAATTTGCAATAAATAACTCTGGTATATTCTCAGCGTTCATAGGTGTCGATCCTGCCATAACAGCCGATACTGGGGCCGAGATTCTTACATCGCAGGCTGTAGCTTTTGTGAGCGGTTCAAATGTTAGCATGGTATATGAAGGATTTAATACCAACTCTACAATGTTCATAGAGTCTAGAGATTCTTATAATCAAGATTTTGGTATATTTATAAGGCTTCCAAAAGCTGATGCGATGACGGCTTTTGTGTATAACTATGATACAAACGATAATAATTTTTCCATAACGGTAGATGGTGGAGGAATACCTAATTCTGGTAATTTTAATATGTTTATTTCTCCCCCTACGGCTAAAACATTAGATATACATATGAATGGATACTTGGAGTAAAGCATGATTATTTATGATGCCCACGTAAAAGGCGGAAATCAAAAACTAATTATTGGTGGAGTTTCCGATCCTCAAAACTTTTCTCAAGCCTTTAGTGGTGAGGGTGTGGCTGGAGGTTTTGCTGGACCCTTTCCAAAATATTCAATCAGTAGAGAAAACATATTCAAGACTGGCGCCGGAACATATATCGGTTCAAAGTTTGTAATAAATGTGACCGGAACAGCTATTATCAAGCCAACTCAGACTGGTCAAGATATAACCGAGATTGGTCAAAGGCAAAATAGAATTCAGGGCGAAACCATAATTGGTCTGCATTTTCTTCGGAGTGTTTTTCCAAGTCAAAATGCCGGAAGTTTAAGAATCGAACCTTATGGTGGCCTCCCGCAACATATTATTTTTCATGACGCGAAGCTAATAAGCGTTTCTCTTCCAGAGCAAAACGATCAATCTGCCGGAGTTCAAACAAGAGAATTTAATTTTGTTTTTGAGGCTTATGATGATCAAAGCGTAGTAGGCGATCAGGTTGGCAGCCTCGAAAGAGCTAAAACTAAATATTTATTATCAGCGGCAGATGAATCTTGGGAACTGACAGAAAATTTAGATATTCATTTCTATAAAGATCGTCTCCCGATGAGTGATCCACATAAAACTTATACTCTTACTCATACCGTTAGCGCAACAGGGCAAAAAAAATACAAGGCAGAGCCTAATGTTGGAGAATTAGAAGATGACGGTGAAGCTTTTAGGCAGGCCGTTCAGTGGGTTAAGGATAGACTAATTGACGACCCAACTGTTCCTGTCGAAGAAGACATGATGGGTGATACAAATTTTTTCCTTTCTCAGTTTCTTCCTATGGAGATGAATAAGCCAAGGGTTGGTGGAGAACTTGGCTTTAAATTCAGTCCAGAGTCTGGTGCGTCCGTTCCCTATACTGGTTATAATCACGTTAGGTCTGTTCAGCATGATTTTGGAGAGGGTTCTTATTCCGTAACTGATACTTGGTTATTGTCTCAAGATAATTCTAGCGCAACATATTCTGTGGAAGCTAACTGCGTATTAGATGAAACCGCGCCGGTAGATACAGTATCTCTTACTGCTACATTTAGCGGTCTAGATAAGCAGTATTCAAAAGTGAACGCGATATCACAAAAGCATAAAAATGCTGTAGAGGCTATGGAGATTTTTGAAGGTCAAGCGTTTGGATTTGCCGAGGACATGTATAAAAAATCTCAGGGTAGTGGTAAATTAGAACAAAGACCCATATCAAGATCTGTGTCTCATGTTAAGGCTCTCGGTCAGGTTACTTTAAATATTACATATGACACCAGAGAGCGAAAAATAGAGGGGTCGTCGAGAGAAAACGTTACGGTTTCATACTCTAATCAGGGTGGGCTAGTTGATGTTATTGCAGTTATACCAGTAATTGGTAGGCTTCAGGGGCCGGTAATCCAAGACATGGAGACAACAGAGATAGCCAGAGTTACAATAAACGCAGATATTACTATGGAAAAGAATTTCGGAAAACCCGATGGTACTATTTTAACTAAGCCATACAGGAAGGGTCACTGTAGATCTTTTAATGAAAACTGGAATCCGACTACGAGAAATTATTCACTTTCGGAAACTTGGGAATTTACCCCAGAACCCGAAGTATAAGAAAAGATTATTAGGAACAAAGAATGACTACACAACCATTAAAACTGTATACAGACTGGATAATACCCACTGATGAAATTGCTACCGACCTTCTAGAGCTTGATAGTAAGTTTTTTCAAGCCACTGTGTTTTATATAGACCCATCTACTAAACAGAGAGTAGATGTAGATGGTGTAAAGTCTTTTTCTCCTTCCGAGGGTACTATTCCAGCTGCGGGGGATGTTGAAGTAACTCTAACTTTTACTACTTCGGATACGCCACCATCTGGTTATTATTTCTTATTACCGCCCGAAAACAATGTAAGAACTATTCATGTTTTAGAACTTTCAACACGGGTCGAGGGTGACGACTGGATTCATTGGCCTGTTCCGCTGTTTGAATCTCGAAAACCGCAAGATGGAGTGTCGGATATACCCATTCAATTGTTTAGTAGGCCCCACTGGAGAAATCGTGATCCTAAACCAATGGAAGCGGGTCAACTTCCTTATGGGTACACTTTTGGACCAGAGTGGAAAGAGGCTGTCGTATTTTTTGAGGATAGGCTTACTCCAAAAAAGGAGGGTGGTGCAACTCCGTATGTTAGACCCCCCGAAGAGGGCGCATCTCCTAATATTATTTCCGGCGATATTGAATACGAGGGATTTGATTTAGACGAGAAGCTAGATGTTGGAACCCACATCATTAAAGCTAAATGGAGGCTTGATGATGAGCCTTACAAAGAATATGGTCTACTTTTGGGTGGGATAGAATTAGAAAGACAATACGAAATAGAGATTGTTCAACAAGAACCAGTTATTATTTGGGATACGGTTGAAAAATCTGAAAGCGCCATTAAAAATGGTATACTTGTTGAAGCTCCGTGCGAAATTTCAAGCAAAAAAATTCCATATATCACAAACAGTAATGCTGAATATCCAATAAAGGCGGTTGATCCGATTACCCAAGAGGAAATAGGCGGAGATTTTGAGTTCGATCCTCCAGAAGGTACTCCTGTATACGAAAGTTTTGAGTTAAAAGCTAAATTTATTCCGACCGACGAAAACTACTATGAAATAGATCTTCCGCCGGTAACAATCCATGTGTCGAGCAGAGACAAGGGAGAACAAAATCCCCCTGTGATGTTTAATGCTTTGGTTGCTTCAGTTGATTCCAGCGTAGGATTCGGTGGCGACAATTCTAGCTGTTCGTTTACTCTTGTTGAAGACCCAGAAAATGGCTACAATATAAATATTCCTCCTGCCGGAACCGCTTGTTATTTTAGATATAGGGGTTTCAAGTTTAGCGGCGTTCTTCAAAGGTGGAATTATTCGGAGTCTATAGGCGGTAAAAAATATAATGTTCTTTTAAATTCAGTTTCTTCTTTTATGGATGGCGTTCATGTAATTCTTGACAAATTTGAAGGCACGGCATTTCTTGGCGATACAAAGTTTAGTCCTTCGGGAGGTCAACAGATACCATACCAAAATGGCGGAGTAAGAAACCTTTTGAATCCATATGGATATTTTGAAAACTTTACGCTTGGCTTAGGTGGTGGAGCAACAGACGGCATTTGCGGCGGGCAAGAATTAGATCAGTTTGCCGGAGGGGACGATGAACAGTGGACCTTTAATCCCGATCTTGTTGACGAATTTGGTATTGGTACTTGGGGTGATTCTGGAAGAAATGACCAAGGTTTTAACGGCAGAAAGCTTCTATCAACCATCCAAGCCATTTCACAAGGAGGTACGCCGCACGGAGACAAATTATTTTTTGGCAAAACTCAATACAAGCTTGATCTCTCAGAGTTGATACCCTTAGTGCCAGAATATTACAGAATTTCTGCTTCTCCTTCTTTAGATCTTAACTCTATCATAACAGATATGTGTGAGTTAATACAACACGATTATATTTGGACACTAGATGGGGAAGAAAATACTGAATGTCCAGATTTTGGTGATCAATATTTAGATCAAGACAATGTTATTGCAAAGATAAAACTTATAGATAAAGGTAAACCGCCCTCCGCTGGAATCATTAAAGAGTTTGTTGAGTCCGCAAGAGATTCTGGAACTTTAATAAACTCTAGCATTGGTAAAGAGTTTCAAAATGAAGCCACTCAGAAAGTTATACTTGGTGGTCAGGCGACTAGATACTTTCTGGCTACTCAGGCAGATATGATTCCTGTTTTTGGGCAAACCTCTGATGGTGGATATATTGTTTCTAGAAACTTTGAAAATGTTCAATCTGGAGCATATAATGATGATAGAAAGATAACGCTTTTTGTGCAAGGTTCTAAGTATTCAAACGCTTTTACAGGTGGTGGACCAAGATCATATAATTGTTCCATAGCAGAGCTTAGGGCGGCTAGAAAAGGCATGGATTCTTGGCTATCATTCAAGTGGCTTGAGCAGATATGGTTACTGTTAAATGGTGGTTCTGACTACACTTCTGGAGTTTTTGAGAATTATAACGCAGATTTTTGTGGTCTTCCCTCTTTTGGCGCTCCTAGCAGGCTTCAAGGACTAGGCCCGCTTGCATCGACTCAAGTTATGAAAAACTCTATGATGAATTTTAATGGTGGACCTGTTACCTTTTCATCGGCAGAACTTAATATCCTTGCAAACAGGTTTGCGGGATATCTTGAGCTTGACGAAACTGGTACTTATAGTGGTATATGGTCTACCGTGAGTAATTGTGCTGAAAACTTTTTTGGTAGAAGGTTTTTAATATTTTTACCAAAAGAGCCGGGAGGAATAGAAAACAATCTTAAAATTTTAAAAGATAATGTTGATCAAATTCCTTCTTGGGAATTGGCAGATTCTGCTTGGGTGGATGAGTCTCCTCCTTATCTCGATAATCCGAGATATTATGACGAATCAGGCATGTTAAAACCTATCAATGTTTTTCCGAGCAACTGCTCTCTTGGCGGCGGTGTTGCCGAGCGATTTTCCGCTGGAGAAATAACCGGGATTGCAACGAATGAAAATGGTCCAAGTTTTCCGGCTGGCATAGAGTGGTTGCAGCTTGGGTCTTTGGAGTGCGAATTAGAACCTTACGTTGTCGTAGACACCGGAGTTCAAGCGGAAAGCTCAGACCTATTTACCTCAAATAATTGGGGATTTCTGATGATGTCGATGTTTATATCGCAGGGGACTGGGCACCCTTGGGGCAAAGGTGTGGGCGGCTCTGGCTCTACTTCCGTTGCTTTTGGTCCAAGCGTCAAGGCTCCTGTCGCAATAGGGATACCGCAAAAAAGCCAGAGATACTCATGGGGGCCTTGGTATCACGCAAATCATAAGAATGGAAAGCTAGATTTTATTTATGATCCAGAATTGGTCCCTCAGTCTTTTGGTAGTCAGCAAGCTATGTCAGAAATGGCTCAGTCTCAGGCTAATACCGGCGTTGCCACAATGGAAGAGGCTGAGAATGGAAGTTATGAGATAGCAGAATATCCTCAATACAATTTGGCTGATAGGCTTTTGGGCGCTGGTCCATACGTGACTAATATATCAATAAAGGTTGGAACTTCAGGTATTTCTACTAGTTATCGGTTCAATACTTGGACTCCAGATTTTGGCAAGCTGCAAAAATACAACCAAAATAGAATGTCTAGAATTTGGCGAAACAAAATGAATTCGCTAAACGGTGATGGTTCTAGCGGTTCTGGGACGGGTAGCTATAGAACGGCCAGAGAAGAGATCCAGTCAAAGGATTACCCAAGGGTTGCTAATACGTTTAATCCAGAAACGAGCGCAATTATGGGTAGTTCTGGATGGGGGGAAGGTCTTCTAAGTACTGGACACCATGAAATAACTTCATCTTCCGCATCAACACTATATAGCTCCACGGCGGCAGATGCTGGCGTTGGTCCAAATTACAAAACGAGCTTCGGAAATTCTAAAGAGCAGTTTTATGCTGGCTACTCTTCTAATAGAGACAGAATCCCAAACCAATCGCTTCCATCTATACAAGACCCATCTATGGGTGGAGAGATGGTTACTGGAGAAAATCTGGCTAGCGCTGGATTCAATGTGTATCGCGCAGGAAGTTCCGATGGCGCTATTCTTCCTACTAGTAATGATCTAGATCCATATATGAACTATGGTATATTTGGAAATAATACTGGGGGAGGTGTTGTAGGAAATACACAACAACAACAAAACCCTGTTGAGCAATGGATAGATGATTGCGTGCATAAAGATTATTTATTCTTTGTATATGATATACAGAATAGCTTTCCAAACACTATTAGTCCATACAAAGCCAAACTCAATGAAAGTTTTAGTGGGCAAGCTCTGAAGGATATGACCGAAGCTAGAGCCGCAGGTCTTAAAGGTCCGCTAGTTCTTAGTGGGTGGGGTTTTGATATTGCGAATAATCCGGTTCCAAGCGATACCGATAATATTCGCAACTTCAATACACAGCTTCTTTCCAATAGAAAGAATTGGAAAACTGGTCCTGTCAAACTTATGTGGGATGAAGAAAGAAAAATTTGGTCTGGTGGACTAGAAACTTTGACGGGCGTTGTGTATGAGGACGACGTTGAGGCTCCACAAAGCCCAACACAGCCTACCACCTTTAAGTTAAAAGTTTTAAGGAAGGTGGATGCAACTAAAGGAACTGAAAGCAGTCTAGACTACGCAGACCCACCTGAAGTTATTACTTGCTATAATCGAGATCCAAATTTCTCAATGTCTGCCGGTCCTAACTCTTACCTAACGGTTATGAGAATCAATTATGAATGGGTTCCTCTTGCTGGCGGTGCTACTGTTGGTGACATCGTATCATTTGAAACTCAAGAACCCGAAGAAGAATGTAAGCAAGACACTCATATTTGGTGGGTTGGCTTGCAGAGGGAGGGAAATGCCAATAGGCCGGGAATTACTGATCCTACCGAGTTTCCATCTGGAGGTCCGGGAAACTTTGACTGGAACGGTTTTGAGCCTAAGAAGCCCGAAAGACATGCTGACTACTGCCAAAACTCTGGAACGCAGGGCTTCGATGGAAAGAACGCTTGGAGAGCAAATACGGAAATTATTTATGAGGGTGAATCTTTAGATAATGTCGCAACTACGCCGGGAGAGGGTTTAAATACTCATTTCTGGATTATGAAAACATGTTATCCGTCTCCCGGAAACGCTGAAGCAACCCTTGAGGTTTGTGCTGGAAGCGAGTTACAGACGGGGCATTATTTTGGAATTAGAGACTCTTTATCAAGTATAGATGGGGTTAATCCACTGATAAATGAGACAGATGAAACCTTTGCTAGATACTTCTACTTTGTAGTTGATGGAGATGAGACTGGGGTTCCACAATTTTCAGACTATCCAACAAGTGGAGATTTTGCTGGCACCGAGCAAGAATTTATGGAGCTGCATGTTAAGGCTATACATATAAACAGTGATGATCCACCGTCTATTGTGGCTCAAAAAATACACTATGCTCTTTATGGCTCCGATATACCATTTACTTCTTCTGCTGATTGTGGAAAGGTTAAGATTACTCAAAGTCTTTCCGGGTTAACAGGCGATCAATCTAATGAGGGGTTGTCAAGTCTTCCTAGCTGTATGAAACTATCAAACTTTGCCGGAGGCGAGGGTTTTGATCCAGAGGCTTGGGGTGCCGCCAATGCGGGAAATTTGGTCGAGTGGATTAATTACGAGTCAGATGCATTGACGGATGGTACGTTTTTTCCAGAAAATGACGCTTGGTCAGGTTCTGATGGTGATTGGGCTGGACCTAACTATTCCGGCGATGCTACTATTGGAAGTATTTATCACAATGGTTGGAACGGCACATATCAAACCCCAAACAGTTTAAGGCTGGACGACTGGGAGGATATGGTTGAGATGCTTCATGACATGTCTAGCTATCTGGGTAATCATGACTATACTACAAATGAGATAATCAATAAAATAACTGGCGAAGATCCGTTAACCGGCAAGCCTTGGCTTTTAGAGTGTGATGAAGATAACCGCAAATGCGAAGGAAGGCAGGATTTTTCATCAATTATTGGGCGCATTACTCAGTATCCATGTAACGTTACCGAGGTTCCCGGCGAAATATGTGTCAAAGAAAATGATGAAGGTCAATGGGAAGTAGATTCTGAGTCTGCCGACTCTGACGACTGTAGGGGATATATTCAAATTCAAGATCCTATGGGAGCCTTCTTGAACAACAGATTTGCTAAGGATCTTAGGGGTCGCAGAGGGGTTGCGATGTATGTTTGGAATTATCAGCCCAACGGCCCATGCGGAGACGATCCAAATTATTATGATAGTCATTCAAATCCTAATTGTTACTGGATGATTATCTGGATGGATATGTTTGAAGAAATAGATCTAGTTAGCGATGTTATTATTGGGACTAAATCTATAACTATTGAAAAGAAGAAGGTGGACGTATGGAATTATTGTGACCTTGACCCTCATAGGATCGAAGGTGCCACTTGCGAATATGAAGAAGATGGAACAGATCCCGGCGGATCTCCAGCAGCATAGGTTATTTTATGACACATAGACACAGACCTAGATTAGTTCAGTTTAGTCGCGGCAAACCTCTTTTCACCGGAAGAAAGATTGAAGAGATGGAAAGAGGTCCTGCTGGAATGTTGGCTTTCACTCCGGCTTGCTGTTGTAATCAGGAATGTTTTCGGACTGTTATATTTGTCAGCATAAGCGTGGCTGGTAATACAGATGGTCCAATAGAGCCTCCAGATAGCCCCCCTATAAGGAAAGGGGCTAAAGTGTTATTTCATTATCATATTTATGATACTGTACCACTTAATTATGAGATTGGTCGAAACTATCATACTGAGGTTTGGGCTATTGAATATTGCTGGACTAAATGGGATCTGAATCCAGCAGATCTACTTAGCCCAGAAGAATCTTATTATGAAGAGCTTTTAGATTGGGCGTGTCTCACAGAAAAGCTTTGGTATTATGGCGCTAGCGACGAAGAAGAGTTGAATTCATTTTTTGCTCCCGGCGGAAAATATTTTGGGGCCGCTATGCCAACTTGCTCTCCTATTATAGAACATTTAGACGACCCTTGGTGCGAAGCTACATACCAAGATATAATCAACGAACACCAAAGCGGATATAATGAACTCACAGACTGTCAGTGGACGGATGAACTTTTATATGGCGGAGAGCAGCGATATCTAGATGGTGGATGTCCTCATTGCACATGCCATTTAAGCTGCTCTGATCCGTGTCCAGACATTACCTATAGAGGTACTGAAAAATGCTCTACTATTTATTTAATAGAAATTAGTGCTAACGGCATATCTGGAGCTGGGCCAACCGAGCCAGCCGACGATGACCCTACCGGTTATAACGGGAAATTTGGAACGGCGACTCTTGTGTGGCACGCCCACGCCTACGATCAGTATCCCGGAACGAATATTGGTAATTATTATCATACTCATTTTTGGGCCGTTGAGATATGCTATGAATGTGCAGATCAGTTTTGTGCAGAGACATCTTTTGAAGAATATTTAAATAACTGGGCTTGTAATTTACAGAAATCTTGGACTGGTTCAACAACCTGTACTTATAACATAGAAATAATACCAGACTATCAACGCAACCCATCTTATCTTCGTGGTATATTAGATGATGAGGTTGATGCCATAACGCAAATAACTTCTCCACCACCCGATACCAATCAAGCTATTGGTCAAGATCTTTATGGTCCAAATTTTGAGACGGATTGTATTAGTGATCAAAATACAGACGGTAGCGCATTTATTAGGGGTGGATAAAATGAAAATAACCAAAAATATTATAATTGATAGTCTTATAAATCGTGATTCTAGTTCTGGTAAATTGAGTAGGAATAATCCAGTAAGAGTATTGTCAGTTAATCCGTCGCCATCTGATCCATCTAGTTTTCCGTTTGAAATATTTAAGAAAGATAACAATTTACAAAGATATAAATTTGATAATAAATCCACAATTGTAACAGCCTCGGATCAGAATTTTGTAAACGGTCTATATCTTTTGGCGTGGACTGCATTAAGCAAAAACCAATCAAGAATCATTTGTTACGATCTTGGAATAACGGATGAATCTTTCAAAAGGAGAATGGAGAATCTTGGAGTAGTATTTGCAAAATGTGAAATGCCTATAAGTAAAATGTATAATGGTTGGCAGACTCTAAACAAACCTTGGTTTATATATGACGCATTAATGAAGTATGAAAATGTTCTATGGTTAGATGCCGACGCTTGGGTTAATTCTAGTCTAGAATATATGCTCGAAGCTACTAAGAATAAACTTTTCATTCCAGATCATGGTGCCATATCTCCACATAATCAGAATAAAAATATTATTTATTCTTATGTTGATCTACCTAAAGTGGAATGGTCTGGTTCTTATTGGCCTTGTGCCGGTATTATGGGTTGGTCTAGAAGACATATAAAAGTGCTTGAAGAATGGATGGATAGACTTTTATTTTTGCAAGAAAGGGGCGTTATAGAGAGCTTAGGGTATTTTGATCAGGGCGCTCTTCAGGACGTTATTGATTGTAATCTTGAAGATGGGGAACTTTGGAACTATATGCGTTTTATGAAGGCTCCGTCTGAGCCTAAGTTTATTTTTATGTTGCCCTATCAAAAGCTAAAAAACTCTAATGGGGGAGCTGGCGGAAATTCTTTTGCAAACATTTATCATGCGGGAGGAAGTTTCAAACCTTGGATAAATTGGTTAGATATGGATTGGCCCTCGCCAATAAATCTTAGTATTGATGTAGATAAAGTTAATAATATTTTAGGAGGAATATAAATGGGATGCGGATGCAGAAAAAAACATAATACCAATCCTGTAAAGAATAAGGTTGCTGATGCTAGCCTTCCCATCGTTGGCTCTTCTCCAGATCCTTATCCGGTGGTAAGAAATTCTATATCCTCAAGTCCTAATTATTATTCTAAATATAGAACTAATGTTTGTGCTTCTTGTGAGTTTAATAAGGGCGGCATATGCGAGAAAATAGCAGAAAGATCAAACTCATATAGGGCGCAGGTGCTTAATGGAGTAACGAGAAAATCTTTAGCTTGCCCGATTGGTAAATGGCCAGCAATTGCTATTGAATGTCCTTTATGTAGTCGTTTAGAGGTTATTCCAGAAAGATACAATATATGCAATCAGTGTAGACAGAAAAAATCTTCGGGCAATATTAGAAACCTAAATGCAAAAAGTAAAAAACATCTATGCTACTTCATGGATGCTGAAGATGGTGGCAGGATAGGGTATCATCTAAATAGAATAATAAGAGAGTCTGATACTTTCGATGGGCAGTCAATATGTTTTTTCACCACTAAAGATCAAGATATAATAGATAGGTATACTCCAGCTTTGGAAAAATATTTTGATAGTATTATTTTTAGTAAGAGAAACATATATGCGATGCTGGGGGAAATGGATATAGATCATCAATATGACGTTATTTGTTTCGCTCACTCTAAAATTTTTAGCGATGTACCAGAAGTTAATAATTTTGTCACGGATGTAATGTACGAAACAGTTTTCCATAACTGGGACGAGATTTACAAAGCTATGGGTAACAAGTATTATTGCGCGGGGGCGTTTCAGGACGACTTTAATGGAAATCAAAACAAATGGTCTTTTTCTGGCGGCTTTTTTTGGGCTAGAGCATTTTATATGGCTAGAAAAAATTGGCACATCGGCGGTGCTGGGGATTTTGGTCAATACCTTGGTAATCACTTCAAGAAAGAGGAGTCCTACTGCACGTTCGGAGATGGGTACAATATACGAACCGCAGACCATAACACTATTATGCTAGATATTGCTGCGGATTTTAAAAAATGGAAACAATAAAAGTCTAACAATTCAATAAAATGTGTATTCATATTTAACTAAAGGAGAAATTATGGCTACAATCGACTTTCAAATTAAATACAACTCAGCTATGGTTGCTGGTACACCAAGCCTGCATGGTTCTGGTGTTGCATTTTTTGGGCCTACTCAAGGTTCGTCTGTACAAATAAATAGTTATCAGGACTCGACTTATATCTCGAATGGTAACGCTACCACTATACAGGGACAGGCAAACAACAACAAGTTCATTGATGGTGTTTATCCAAGTGGAATGTGTACCATAAACTCTACGGGCACCGAGTACACTGTTGGACTGAGTGGCATTAAGAGTATGGAATGTGCTGTTGGTATCAGATTCGGCCATACAAGCGCTGTAAACACTCAGAACTGTCAGCTTAGAGTGTATGATAGAGATAATATTAATTCTCCTGCTAGTGGAGTAAATACCAAGGTTGCAGAAAT